GTATTATCCCATTTTTCAAGAACCTGCAATCTATCCTCAGCCTCAGCAATTATACTAATTTGTTCATCAACTGCTTGTACAACATTAGAATGTTCTCCAATACCAGCTGGGTTATCAATGTATACTTGTACATTTGCTTTGGCAACCGCAATTTCACCTTCATATTTCTTTTTAAGTGATTCTAAAATATATCCCATAATTATCTCCTTTACATTTCCAAGTCTTGAGCTTCTGTATAAAGAGCTCTCATTGTATTTTTGAGTCTATCTTTACTTAGATTAACATCTAGTTGGTCAATGTATTTTTCCAACAATGTCATTGTATCTTCTGTATTTTCTACAATATCATCTGATACATTCTCAGCATCTAACTCTGAGAAGTCTTCTATAATTTTAACTTCATATGCGTCAGCTAAAAGAAGTCTGTCAACAAATTTATCAAAACTATATAAATCTTTTTTATTTACAACAACCAATTTTACATATTGATCTTTGTATTGTGTTATATCGTGTTTAGTGTAATCCTCTTGTGTATCATCATAGAATATCTTTTTAAATAATGTGTACGGATTAACTATGCGTTCTAGTTCTCTTGTACTTGTGTCAAAAATATGAAATCCTTTGGGGTCTTGAAAATCATTCCAATAAATTTCATAGGGTGTGCCTAGGTAATAGATTTGACCATCATCAGACTTGTGGTGAAAGTGACCACTAAACACAGTATCGAATCTTCTAAATAATTTTCTATCCCAACCACCTTCTGCAAACTGACCACGATGCATTTCAAAACCATTGATTTCTAAATGACCAAATAAAATATTTGCCTTTGCAGTATCTAAAACATTTACAGACTCATCATAGTTGTTAGCATTAATCCAAGGCATGAATACTATATCTGTTCCATCAAAGTTTACAACCTCTGGGCCAGTGTATATTTTAAATCTATCTTTACCAACCAGCTCTTCCATAGAATTAACTTCATTGGTATTTTTATAATAGGTGTCGTGATTGCCGATAATGATGTGTAAGTCAATACCAAATTCTTTAAACTTGTTTATAAATCTTTTACGAAAATCATTTGCAATTCTAAAACTTATAAACTTACGTCTATCAACAACATCGCCCATATGAACACAAGTTGTTATTCCTCTTTCCTTTAGAGTTGGAAAGAATACATTTTCGTAAAACTTATAAAAATATTCATTAAAATTAAGATTGTCATTACGAGCACCAAAATGGGTGTCGGTTATAATAGCAAGTTTCAAATTAATTGTATCCTTTGCCTGCTACATCTTCATCTTCATCTTCTTCCATAAAATTTTCAAGACCTTTAGTCTTATTTATTATTTTCTTTTTTGGTTTATATACATCTTCGTCTGGCAACATTACATTTGGATCAAAGCCCTGTACACTATAATGAGTAGTGTCACCTTCGTTAACTGTCCAAGATTGATAACTAACACTTTCAATCATTTTATTTCTAACGTGAGTTTGTTTTTTTTCTTTTGCAATCCTACGCAGAAAAGCGTAGTATATAATTTGAGTAAAATACGCAAAGGGATTCTTTGATTTTTCTGGATCAAAATTGCCACAATACTGTAAACAATTTTCAATACCGTCAGAAATCATTTCATCTCTATAGGTGTAGTTTATAAAATTTGGTCTATATGATAAGTGAGTTGCAATCTTTAAAAAACATTCGCCAATATAGTTATTTACTTGTGGTCTAACTCTATCTTCTTCAGGTAAATCTTTTTGTTCTTCTTCTGCTAACTTACACTCAGCTTTCCACTCAGTCATGGCTTGAAGGAAAACTTTGTTTTCTACATAGTGTTCTCCCTTTGCCTTTTTAACTTTTGCCATCTCAACTCCTTTTTTCAAGTTAGACGTATACTATACTATATTGCCGTGTGAAAGTCAAGTAACTAATAAAAAATAAAAGAGACTTGACAGAAGGCTGTTCGCGGTGGTAGTATAGCTGTGTTGGTTGGATATGAATATATTAATGATATCTAGATTTATCATTACTAGTTGCTTCATTTAAAACTTCTTCATATTCCTCATCAAACATCTCTTCATCCGTTGGATTATCATCTACTACAATAGAATCATCAACAATTTCTTCAGAAAATTTACTCTGTTTGTCGACAATATTTCTATAATAAGCAGACAATCCTATTGAGGCTGCTGTAATAACAATTACATGACTCTCTTTAATTTCAAAATGTTTGTCTTCTGTAAAGGGAGAAATCCAAGAAGTAAGTTGTAGAGATTCTATATGTCTACCAGAATCATCATCATGTACCACCTCCATTTTTAATGGAGTTCTGATTATATACTTTTCATTAACATGTTCCACAGCTTCACAAATAATATTGTCACCATTTGTTAACTTAACGACTTTATAATTTGTTTCCATTTTTAACCTTCTTTCTTATTGTATTTAATTATATTTATGTGTCTACAATTTTACCTTACTAATTTGGTAATCAAATTGTTGTTCATTATATAAAGCTATTCTTTCTGAAAAATGATTTAATGTAAAATTACGAGTATTCTTATGAGATACATCATCTGCAATATCAAATATTAAAACGGAAAACTTAGTGTCGGTCTTACGCAATCCACGGCCAAGGCTTTGGAGCACTCTAATCCTACTTTTACTTGGGGAACTGAACACGATGTTATTAATATTCCTAATATTAATGCCAGTACTAAATGTGCCGTAACTTGCAAGTATAATTGACTTCTTTTCATTCTCTACAACTCCTCTTATTTCTTCTCTTTCTGATGTGTCTGTTCCACCATACACAAAAAATGTTTTTCTATCTGTAATTGTTTCTTGAACTTGGTCATATAATGGTTTACCATGTTTTTCAACTAATTGAAATAAACAAAGCGTATTACCATCTAAGTGTTGCAAAAGATTAACTATGAAGTCATTTCGTTTCTCATTCGTTGCAAGATACTCCAGTTCTTCTGCATATGTCATTTTCTCACGAATGTTTTTATGTTTTAAAACAATACACTTAACAGTCAAATCTGCAAGTGTTTTCTTGTCTATAAGCTCCTTAGTGGTCACTATAGTTTCAGCAGTACCAAATAGACCTTCTAGTACTAAGCGATGCGTCAGCGTTCCATCTAGGGTGCCTGTGAGTCCAAAACGGTACTTACATTGGTGTAACTTAGTCATAATCCCTGTCAGAGATTTAGATTTAAACATATGTGCTTCATCACCAATGACACACCCAAAATCTTCAAAATATTTCTTTGGCATCTTATACAAAGATTGCCATGTTGATATTACAACATCTTTAGTTACTTTGCGGTCATGACCTTGATATATCTTTTGACAGTATGTACCAGAGCTCCAACCATAATCTTCAAAGTCAGTATACATTTGTTCTACTAATGAAGTGGTGGGAACTAATATTAGAGTTCTTAACCCCATCATTTTGTAATAACGAACTAGTGCATATATTATTAATGACTTACCAGAAGCAGTAGGAGACAGCAACAAAGCACGATGTCTGCTGACAGCATGTTGTACGGCATCAATCTGGTAATCACGAACTCTAAGGGATTTTCCTTTTGACTTTGGTTTAAGAGATTTAACGAATCCTGAGACAACTTCTCGTCCAACAGTTTTTTCATTTTCTACTCCATTTTCTAGTATATATTGAATTCCGTTTCTTGAACAATAATTTTTAATATAGGATAACAACCCAACATAGATTTGTCCTGTAGCTGGAGAGAACAAACGTATCTTACCATCCCACATACGATTACGATACATTGGCATAAACTTAAAGCCAGGCACTTCAAACGTAAAGAACTCTGTTAATTCTTGTTTTGTTGAGGGGTCTAGGTCTTCAAGTACCAAATAGACTTCGTTTTTCTTGGAAATTTTCATACGAATGGCTTACCCAGTATCCACCCCACAAGAGATTTTTTAACTCCTTTTGTTATGGGTCTTACTCTATGCCATACATCAGAATGAAATATTATACAATTTGCTTTTGGATTTTTCTTAATTTCAATATATCTTGGATTTGCGTCTGGGTTATAGATTTCTAAATCAAACTCTCCACCTTTATAATCATTATTTAAAAATATTGAAAAAGATAATTTTCTTATTAACCCATTGGAATATGGAGTGGGGTTGGTATCTTTATGCCAACCATACTCTTGGCCAACATCGTACTCTGAATATTGTATTGGTTCTATATCGTTTAGGTGTATATGAGAATCTAACTTTGCGAATTGATTTGTTACTTCATTAAAAACACTTCTACATATCTGCTGGTCTTTAATCCAAGATACCTTAGAGTTTCTAGTAATCAAATTACTATCACTATTTTTTGTTAACGTGCCAGCAGAAAGATTTTGATTTGCATTAAACTTTAAAATGGTTTTTATCAATTCCTCTGGAAAATATACTTGAATATATTTTACCATCTACATCATTCCTGCTTCAAACTTTTTCCATTCTATTGCGTTCTTAATATCCCATCCACGATTGTCAATTGATTTGATTACACCGTCAATGTATTTTATAACTGTTTCTAAATAACCAATTTTATTCATCAGTTCAATAACTTCTTCGTCAGAAGTAATATACATTGTAAGGTCAGTTTTAAGAACTTTAAAGTCGAATGGTTTAGATGCATAAACTTTTGCGTCAGCCTTGCCACCATAGTATTCCCACTTTTGACGATACATACGTTGATAGTCTCCATTGTGTTTCTGCAACAACAATTGAAACTTTGACCTGTGGTCAAGGTATTTTGATTTTATTTTTTGATTAGTAAGGGATTCAGATGCTAAATCTTCTTGATTAGTAATAACAAGATCATTTCTAGCTTCTTCTTTTAACTGGTCTAAATTCATTATATTATATTTCTCTCAAATTATGAGTAGAGTTGATGTACTCTCTAAGTGTATCTTGACTTTCTAGAAAGTCTTACAATAATTTGCTAAAGCATTATCTTTTCTACTCAGTTTTATTTATAAAGTTTTTATTTCGTATATTTTATATGCAAACTCAGCAGTTGCAATTAAGTTGTCAACATCAGTTGCAGCTTGTGTATAGTCTAATGCACCTAATGATATTGGGAAAATATCTTCAAAATTAATCTCTACAATAGGATTATTTTTATTAGACAATATCATAAGGTTTGCATCAGAATACATTGACTTGTCTGGTGTTGCATTTCCCACATCACCAATATCTGAACTAGTTGATCTTTGACTAGCAGGTGTAGTTGATGTTACATCTCTGTGTGTTGAAAATTGACCTCTGTTTTTAGGAAAACCAATCCCTGTTATCCAATTGTGTATAGACAAGTAATTTTCTAGATATTCATCTACAATAAAAGATATTGAAAGATTTTCATATTCAAGTTTATCTCCCATTGTAGGTATATTTTTAAATGGTGTATTTACAATTGCTGGTGTACCAGAAATGCCCGGCACATTAGCAGTAACCGTAAAGAATTCAACTTTAGGAAGTTGAAGTATACCAAACTTAAATTGAGTTGGACTTGCATAGTCTAACTTAGTTGGTTGTCTATCTATTGGGGATTGTGAGGTGGCCATAGTTATTACCGATTCATAATATACATGGTTACTTCAAATCCAAATCTAACGTCTTGATAAGTTGGTTTTGTCCATTGCATAACTTTCTCCTTATTACTTACTACTATTTATAACGAAAAAAAGGGGAAACAAAAGTTTCCCCTCTTGTACTACATTTATAATGTTACCAATTATTAGGGTTTGATCCTGTTATTCAGAATGATAGGATCAGACTTGTTCCATATCACATCAGTCAAATTAGAATAACGTGTGATGATCTGTGCTGCAACTCCGCCTGCAAACAAACCAGACCAACCGAGAATTACAAATCCCCAATGTAAGGGTGCGCTAAATAGTTCTTCCATAAACCAAAAAGCATGTCCCCATTCGTTTAGACCAACATTTGGCAAAATCATTAACGGGCCAGCAATTGCGAAAACTAATGGAAATGATGTACCCCTGCTATATTGTGGTAAACGAGTTATAGCATAAAGATAACTAGCGATTCCACAAACAATGTACATCGGGAAAGAACCATAAAATACTACAACATGACTAGGTGTAAAGCTAGTATCTCGTATGATTACCTGATGCCATGAAGCATCCTGTTCAGTAAAGAAACTTCCGCCCCAATACACACCGAATAGGTATACGCCTAACCACATCATCCAATAGAAATAACGCTTAATTTCTAATTTTGGGTCTAGGTTATCCAATTGTTCTTTGGTGTCTCTTGTTTTCCAAATCCAACCCCATGCAATTAACGCAAAGGTGGGCATTACTGTCATATGAACTCGCCATAAACCCATCCAGACTTTCTCAAATTCTGGCTCCATCGAATCCATGCCATGTGAATAAGCAAAAGTCCTTTGATACCAAATCCAAAAAACTGCAACTGCTAACATAAGTGCCATACCTGCTTTATAGTATCTTGAATCATACCATTCAGCTGTATTCCACTTTTCTTTAGTTACAGTACTTGATGTTTCTGTATAAGTAGTTGCCATATTTTCCTCCTTGAGACTTATTTATAAGAAAAAAAAGGGGGAACAAAGTTCCCCCTTTCGTACCATAATTGCTATGGTTTATGCACTTCGAAGTGCCGCAAAACCAGCTGCAACAACTGACCTTGGCGCAGTACCCAAACGATACTTGCTATAGGTTAGTCCATCAAATGAACTCACTTTCTTGTTGAGGAAAATAGGGTATCCCTCAGTGCGTAGTTTGCTCATGACCGCACGAACATTCTTTACACCATATCGGTGTGTAATCTGTTTAGCAGTAAGTTCTGCACCATTTACGAGTGCGTTAAGAACCTTTTCAGTTTTAGTAATAGTAGTCATTATATAATTTCTCCTTAAAAATAACTATAACAATCGAGATTTCCCGATTGAAGTAATACTATAACACACCGTATGGTATAATGTCAATACCCTTTTTAAATAAAAGCCAAAAAAAAGGGAATTCCGAAGAATTCCCTCTTTAGTAGGTTGGTTGACCCAACTCTTATGTTTATTACATAAGGTTTGATACTTTAACCCTACGATACCAAGCATTGGTGTTTGCATCAAGAGAACCATCAGTATTAACTGTGTCTCCAGCAGCAACTGCACCAGCAGCAGCGAATGGGTTAGCAGCAAGACCATAACGAGTCTTGAAACCAATCTTAGGTTGGAAAGAACTTTCACCAACCGCACGAACCATTTGTAATGGTACATATGGGCAGTAGAAGAATCCAGCGTCATAAGGTGAAGTACCTTTATAACCAACAACATAGTACTGCGAAGCAGCTACGTTAGCAGCATATGGATCAACATATACTTTATAACGTCCGTTCATAACACCAGCAAATGTGGTAGTTGTGTCGTCTACGTTTAAGTTGTTAGCAAGAGCAGGAGTGTAATCAAGTACACCTGCCATCTGAAGTGCAGAAGCAACATCAGCTGAACAGATAACCATGTTACCCTTACCCCTACGAGTCTGTTGACCAATCGCATTGGCATCACGTTCTATTGCGAACATAAGACCTTTGAATTTTTCAACTGACCAACGACCATTAGAATCTGTATCTAAATCGAAGATACCAGCAGTAGTTGTGTTAACTTGAGCACCCTTAACAGCAGTTATGTACAACGAGCGAACAACTTCGCGGTTGATTTCTGCGAGGATTTCAGAACTTAAAATGTTAGAAAGTTCTGTTTCTGCGTCAAGACCATGAATTGCTTTCAAGTCTTGTGCAAGTTCCATTGTGTACTCAGCTTTTAATGCACGACTAACAGCAGTAACAGTTGATTTCTCGATTGAGAATGCCATTTGGTTAAATGCATTATCAGCACTATCTCCTAATGCTTCTGCCTGAGCAGTAGTCATACCAGTTGGAGTTGTGTAAGTACCAGCTGGGCTGTCATTAAGAATGGAAGGGTTAGTTCCAGCAATATCAGCAGTTAGTTCACCAGCACTATTTTGACCTGATGAAGCATTAGCAGGTGTAGAATCAATATCAACAAGTGCTTCAGCACCATCTTGCGATGTGAATGAAGAACGCATTGCAAAGATAAGACCAGTAGGCCCTGTCATTGGTTGCACACCACATACGTCATATGCAATCAAGTTAGGCATTGCACGGCGTACTAGTGATATTAAAATCGGATCCCATGTATCGAATTGTCCACCACCTGTACTATTAACTGGTGCTGTTTCTCCGAGGAAACCTCTGTCTTCTTTTAAAGCTTTTTCTTGGTTCTCTAAGATGAGAGTAGTAACTGCCCGTTTATAGGGATCGGCGATCTCAGGAAGATCGGGATGCTCTAGGACTGGCTGCCACTTTTCTTGTAGATGTTCTGTCTGAAACATTTGTTTCTCCTTTAATTAATATACATCTTGTTTAATATAATTTATGCACTTGCCTTTTGATTACGACTGATTGCCGACAAATAAGCACTCATCGCTTCTGTCGTATCAATGTCCTTAGCGGCAGTACCATCTTCATCATTAAATGTTGGTTCAACGACTGTATTCTTAGGGAAATAACTTTCCTTCAAAGTGTTTAGTTTTTCTCGGAATGATTCCTCAGTTCCAAACTCAACATCTTCTACAAGTCCTTTGAACTTTTCAATTTCTGTGTCGGCTAAATCTTCGGAAACCTCAGATATAACCTGTTCACGAACTAGTTTAGATGTTTGGTTAGACAATTCAACTGATTTTTCAATTGATTCGTTTAACTTGTCTTCTAGTTCGGAAATTCTTTCAGATTGTGCTTCAAGAACGTCATATTTTTCATTCGGCACATCAATGTAGTGATCTTCAAACAACTGTTTCAGTCCAGAGATGAAGTCTTCTGCAATTTCGCCCTTCAAACCGCGTTCTATTGCCAACTCATTCTCTTTAGTCCATTCTTCTACAACGTAGTTGAGATATGTATCAACTTTTTCAGTAAGTCCTTCTTTGAAAGATTCTATTTCAGTTTCTTTCTCAGAACTAACTTCTTCATGAATACGTTCAATTTCTGAGCGTACCTTTGATTTAACTGCAGCTTCAAATATTGTAGCTGCCTTAACCTTGAAGTCTTCAGAAAGACTGTCATCAGCATTCATCAAAGCCTGTACGTCTTCTTTGACGTTAATGTCTTTGATTCGTGCTTCAACTGCTTCTGCTTTTTCTAATTCTTCTTCAGTAGGTTCTGCTTTTTCTGCTTGCATTGCAGCCATGATGTTTTCGTATTGAGACTTTAAATCACCAGCCTTCATACCTTCCATCTTGTTTACCATTGCTTGCAACATTTCTTTCTTAGTCTTAGGCATTTCCATTTCTGAAATAACCTCTTCACCTTCTGGTTCGTGACTAGCTGCTAGTTTTTCTGGTTTGTCTGCCTTGCCTGCACCTTTTTGTTGTGCATCACCTTTAACTTCTTTTGCTTTCTTAGATGCAACGTCTGTTGGAGAAGATTTAGCTTCGGGGTCAACTACTGCCGCCCCTCCGTCTTCTACTTCACCGCCAGGTGTGACTGCATCAATTTTTTCAGCTTTCGCGGAAGGAGCAGCACCGTCAGTAGGCTGTTTAGATGCCTCTTCTAGTTCTGCAAGTACTTCGACTTCCAGCTCTTCAATTGTTTTATCTAATTCGGACATAGGGTGTCTCCTTACCTTTTCTG